ATCCACTGGTATTTTTTAGGTCTTGGTTTCATAGAAATACTTTATCATTACATTTATTACAAGTAGCCTTGAATAAACTTTCCGTAAATAAATAATCGCTATCTAAGACATATCGACCTCCACACAGGGGTTGTCTGCAAATAACCGTCGTATTTTTATCTTTTGGAACATCGTATTGTTTTTTGTTCCAATACTCTTGAAAACTCACACACATATCTATTTTAACTTTTATTTAAAATTTCAACAGCTGCAGCCCATAAGCAGTCACACAACTCTCCACCCCAGCCAATAGCTACAAGAGTATTGTCACTATATTTACCAAAATCTAATACTTTAGTGAAAAATTGCTCTATATCTCTTTCGCTAGAATCAGAATTCTTATCTAAAAACTCTATGAGTTGACCAATTCCTAGGTAAGGATCACATAATTCGGCTCCATAGCCTTGACCATCGCTTTCAACATGAACATAAGGTGGTATTTCTACATTCTCCTCAAACCATTTGTCTAATCTCTGCCTACCCTTTTCCGTAAGCATATCCAGATCAGTTTTATTTATATATTGTTTCATATATTTTTATAACTTTTAAAACTCTCCCAAGCAGGGTTGTGGAGAGGATAATAAGTACAAACCACAAGTGACCTGCTTGAGATAATTCTAGTAACCAAATTAGAGGGCACAAAGTATTTGCTCAGGTTAGGCGAGCGGTATTCACCCAATTGTCTCCATTTATACCAAGCGTCTTGTACACAGACCAATGCAATTGACTAGTGTACCGCCGTTAGAGAGATTAGCCCTTTGTGTAAACCTATTTTTACCCTCAAATCTGATAACTATTCTTTCTCTAAAACTTCTAACCTACCATCCCCCAACCAACAGCGTGTGCTATGTTCATAGTTACCAAAATCCAAACTTGTAAAGCTTTTTAGTCATGTCTCTGAATAAATCTCCATATAAGTGAGCAAACATTTCCTCATCTTCTCCACATTTATTACCTAAATTAACTTCGGGTATTTCTTTCCCAGTATCACTGTCGAGTTTAAGCACTCTATATTGCCATAGAGCAGCGTGTACTAATTCATGAGCTACCACTATAGTGGCTAAGTGTGTTTTAGCTAATCTAATAATGCCTACATCTTTAGAAAGAACGTCCTTCTTACCTTTTTTAATAATCAGTCTAGTATAAGCATGGTGGACACCAAGAACTCCCTCATTATTATTCGTACCCTCATGCTTATCAGCAGCGTCTTGCATTTCTTTTAAAGTGTCATGGACGATAACCCATGTGATTAACCTTCGGTGTGGACTTTTTATGCTGAATTTCTTCATATCTTTGGACGTTTGAAAATTAATGTGTAATCTCTATTACCCGGTGTCGCTGATACCAATTCCCATCCTCGACTACCCATTTCATCGAGAATGATTCTCAGACTGATATCTGAAGTTACAATTGGCTTTCTTGTTAAATACTCCCATTTCTGTATAGGTTTGGGCATATAAAAATCACATGGCTCTCCACACTTTGCGCATTCAAACCACGATGTTACAACCTCACAAGTACATGTCTTTCCTCCGTGCTTAAAGTCGTCATCACAACCGTGAGCACTTCTAACTTCAGCGTCACAACATTTACTTTTGTACTCTATCTTCTCTGGTAGTTTAGGTTTGTCGGTCATAATGAAACTATAACTATAGATAGGGCTAACATGACTAGCCAGTACTGATAAGTTTCTATTCCATAACCCATAAGGGTCAAGACAGATCCCACAATACCACCTACAAACGCAAGTAAGATTATTTTTTTAGTACTCATATCTCCCCCTCTTCTTTTAACTTAAAACCGCCCTCAACTTTTTCAAGTGGAGTAAACCTACTTAGGTGAACAATGTCGCCCTTCTCAGTTGTGCAGTAAGAGTACATACCGTCTAGGTGGTTAAACGTCACAAAAGTACTTCCATCCGATACCTCACAGAAAATCTTGCTTTCCTTCGGTATATCCTTCAACTCAAGCGATGTTACAAAACGTGTGTTCATGGTTTAAGTTCATCTAGAAAATCTTTCATCTCCTGCTTATTCTTTAAAGAACCTTCCAAAGTCATATCGTCTGTTCTTATACTATTGTAGTAATCCATATCTGGCATTTTTACAGTACCTTCTGGAGTCATCATAGGTCCCCATTTTTTCATGGGAGAATAGAAAATAAACTCAGTAATTACACCATTCTTATCTGTTTTGGTTATATCCGGCTTCAGATCAAAGAACGGCCTAGACCACTTGTCAGTTTCCTTAGCCACATTTAAAGTTATTGTTCTCATAAGTAAATAATTAATTATTAAACCAAACAATTAATAATCACCAGCCAGAGCCATAGCCATCGCCATCGCCAGAGCCATAGCCATCGCCATCGCCAGAGCCATAGCCAGAGCCAGAGCCATCGCCATCGCCATAGCCAGAGCCATAGCCAGAGCCAGAGCCATCGCCATCGCCATAGCCATAGCCATAGCCAGAGCCAAACGAAGCTTTATTAACCTCAAAATTTATAGTTCTTTTACTGGTCATATTTAGACGTTCCACTTTTTCTCATTACAAGATATGGTGGCAACAACAGTTAAATAATCAAATTCAACAAGACCATTACAAGGGTCAAGCTTAGTTTCAGCGAGCGGACCTTTTCCGGCAAGTTCTCCTAAACCACTTTTCGTACCCCAATTTCTAATTACAGAAGCGTTGTACAACTTACAATCGCTCCCTTTCCTTTCAAACTTCCCAACCATAACCCAACCTCTTTGAAGTATAACGATCTTTGTCTCTCCGTCATTTGTAATAGGGGCGTAATCTACGCCATCAACCGTGATAGTTTTCATAACTTTAGTTATAAATTTTAATTATTAAACCAAACAATTTTTAACTCCTCTTCAGTCCAACCAAGGGCTTTAAGGTCTTCGATAAAGGTTTCGTTTTTATATACAAAGTCATGCGATACTTTCCCGTTCCATCCATAACCTATTTTTAATTCGTTAAACTCAAAAATAACATAGTACTTAGACTCTTCCTGATCATCCCAATCCGCCACCCAATCCCCATTTATCCGCTCGTCTCGCATGTCTCGGTACAATCGAGACGTAAGTTCCTTCCGTCGTCGATCCCTTTCACAAGCCTTTTTAGTGGGAAAGCAGTTTTGACTTTCCAAACGTTCATGATCATTTAGGGCTTTTTCAAAAGTTGTTTCCCAAACTTCATCACCAGTTGAATACCAATACCTAGTTCCCAACTCAGGCTCATCCATATACGCCCCGTTTGGGTAGTAGCGGGTGGGTTTTACCTCTTGGTGGTTTCCTCCAGTAAAACCCGTTAAAAGAGTTACTTCATTTTTAATTTGTATTATCTTTTCGTCAAACTCCTTTTTAAGTTGGTCTATTTGTTCTTGGATTGTCATAGGTTGTCTAATTTTTAATAAGTGTCTGGTTGAACTATTCTATATTCGTTTTTCTTCAGCTCTGGGTCGATGACTATCTTTACCCCGTATAATGAGGCTAGATATAGTTTCGGGCTTTTTACTTTATTGGGTGGTTTTAGTGAGTTGACCGACTCAAGTAGTTCATCGTAAAAATCATACACTACTCGTATCTCATGTATGGGACAGGCTTTGAGGCTCTTAGCAGAATCAACAATATCTGCAAATTTTAGATAACTCGTATCACTATATTTTGTCGTTGTTGGGTTGGTCATAGGTTATTTATTAATTTGTAACCTTTTCCAGACTTTTTTACTTCTAAGTCAGACTTTATAAAGAATGGCATCCCCACATAGAATCCCTCTTTATCGTCTACACAAGTCAGCGCCACCATCTCTCCCATCTTCGCTGTTAGAGAAAATTTAGATCCTCGTGGGGATTTTATGTAAACATCGTCTTCAATCTTGGTTATTGGGATATCTTTTAAATTCATATAATCTCCTCCTCAATTAGTAATGGTTATTTGTTAATACGACACTCTGCAAAATAACAACGACTATCTCCACCGTATAGAGAGTTAACTTTCCATATCTGGAAAAAGATTAGTCCCGTTACGAGTAAAATAAAGAGAATCCCTATAAAAATCAAAGATTTAGTGTCTTCGTCCATAAGAAATAAATAAAATAGTAATTACTTAGCCTCTCTCAATAATTCGAGTAACTTCTCTGAAACAGCTTTATAGTGTGCTGATACTACTCCTTGAGTAAATTGTAAAGATTAACTATCTGCGTGACTGTTTGGTTCCCTATCGAATCTGATAGCCTACTCCACATATCTGCTGACTCAAAGTATATTTCGTCACTCGGTAAAACAATTGCTACATAATCGGCCTTTGGATGCACTTTCTTTATCTTCCAACATCGAGAACTATAAATAGCACTCTTGACTTCTATAAGCAAACTCTTGCCATTTTTTATAGCTACTACGTCGAGTCCGTTTGATGTTGGTTTGTTTACTTCTGATATAACGAATCCTTTACTTTTAAGATAGTCGCATACCAAGTTTTGAGAATATATGGCCTTGTTCATATGTTTATATATTACCATGCTTACCTAGTCATGTCGAGAGTATTTCTCTTTAAGCTCTGGTTTGTTAAAAAAAGTTACCTCCTGCATAGTTAAATCTAAAATAATAAATTACTTTCCTTTCTCCCAACACTCGTCGAGATAACGATTTATAGAATGCCAAATACCAAAAGTTTCATCGCCAGGTACTTTTTCAGCTGTTTCCTTTAGTATTTCATTAAGACGATCCGAGGGTTTTTTCTCCTCAGTCTTAACCCTACTACCAAACTCATCATAGGGCATCTGTCCGAACTCAAGTGTATACATATAATCTTCTGTAACTGTTTCTGTAGTTTTACCACCACCAGTACTATTGTTTACAGGGCCCTTAGTTACATTGCTTGGTTTTAACTCCCCCGTCTTCTCATAATACGCTCTCATCTGCTCTGCACACTGGTTACAGTTAAAGCAGGAGCAGTCTTTTTTACAAAACCTTCCGTTCTTATCTCGGAGTATGGGGAGTTTGCGGATTATTTTAAAAGAATCACCAATTATTCCATCAGCAACATAGTAGGTTTTTCCAGACTTTGTTTTTAAGACAAACATATCTGAAGAAATATTTTCCAACTTAACCACTTGCTCTACCCAACCCTTTTTTAAATATCCATTATATTTAAACTCAACGTAGTCGCCGATTTTATAATCTGGTTTTTTCATGTTATTTTCTAATTATTAATATTTCGTTATATAGCTCTTCCAATTCATTTTCTGATTTCTTAGTTACAGAAAGTTTCAAGCCTTCAAGATAAAATAACTTATCTTGGCCTATTCTAGCAACCATAAATTCTCTATACTCGTCCTGCTTCATGCCCTCCCACCTCTTGTGGCATCCGTAACATAGGGCGCATAGGTTATCTAAGACAAACCGTGTACCTATATGCCGTCTTGAGAAATAGTGTGAACAATGTAAGGCTTTTGTTGGTGGTGTGTATTGTTTATGGCATCGCTCACACTTCCAACCTGACCGCTCTCTTACAATTAAACTAACAATCTTATCTAGTTTAGTTATCCAGTATTTGCGTTTACTTTTTGTTTTCATCTTTTTTTGCATATTCTGGCTTCAATTCATAAGTAACTTCTAAAGACTTTGACCATCCAAAAAATACAAGGGGTGGAAAAAGTATGAAGAGCAAGAATCCCTTAACCCCGTTAAACCTAGATATCTCCTTTTCTTCGATTGCATAATAATGTCGCAAAGATGTGCTTTCTCTGGCTTTTCTACCAAGAAAATCACCTTTTTTGTATACCACTATTTTTCTCATATTTATTTATAAATTATTAATACTGAATAATAACAACCGACTGTTTCTTTCTTCACCTCGATAGTGTCGGTAAGTTGATAACTTACGTGTACTATTTCTTTCCCTTTTTCAATTAGAGCTTGTGTCGCATTGTCAACTATTGTCTCCATGTTTAGATCTGTTACCTTTCTTAAAAATTTGACTCCCATATTAGTTTTTTAAATTATTAATAGATTTAATACATTCCTGGCAATACTCGCTATCATCATACCCGCTTATTATGGTCTCACACCCTTTGCATTGGTGTCTATAGCCCCATTCTTCGTCCCAGCCGTAGGGTGAGTAAGGTTCGCTCATTCTTTCTCCAAATTATTGATAACTTCAACAGCTTGCTCGGAGGTCAAATCCTTAAGTTCTGATATTGAATACTTAATTAATATTCCTGCATCAAGTTTGTTCAACTTATTGAGGTAGAAAGTAATCAATTTCAATTGTTCTTCTCGAACTGGCCCTTTTGTGGGTATTTTTGCAGGTGACATTCTTGGCTTTTGTGCGCCTTGTACCTGCTCTTTAAACGCCTGTTGTTCGCTTGCCGTAGGTTGTACAGTCTTGGTAGCTGCATTCCCATCGTCGTCATCATCAACATCTAAGCAAAGCATGGATACGAGGGCGTAACGTCTAGCATAGGTTATCGCTGAACCCATAGCTTGAGGATCTTCTTTAACAGGCTTTAGTGGATATTTAGATTCTATAAATTCTCCACTATCTACATGAACTACTCTTGTGTTTAGAATTCCATAATCTGGACTTTGTACTACTACAAGTTTGGCATTATCTAAAGGTTCTTTTATTACCTCAAGTACATTGCTGAGAGTTGCATACTTTGACTTAAAGAATGGGTTGGTTGCATCTTTTGTAACTTTTCCCACCTCTTGTTGGAATTTAAAAAGAGCCGCTGCTATTTCTTTCATAGATATAAATTAATTAATATTCTTGTTCCTCAAGACAAGTATTAACTTGTGTCTCGTCTGCTTCGGGTGCGAGTGGAGACGTGTATTGTGTATACGACTTGAGGAAACAAAACATTAATTGTTAAGGTTTTCTAAATCTCTTAGTTTTTTGAGTGCAAAATATACGCCCTCTCGTGTGTAATACTTACCTGTATTTGGATTGATGTATCTTTTAGCAATCTGGATAACAGGTACACCTTCGTTATATAGTTGAGCCATTTCTAGCCATAGAGTCAAAGCTCTTTGTTTACGGGCTGAGTGGTTTTGTTTAATTAGTTGCATTTTGTATTGTTTTTATAACGTTTAAATTTATGAGGGTTAAAAGCTTTTCTTGTTCTTTGACTATTAAGTCGGTGAATTCATCCTGTGTGATTTTTTTCATATGGAACAGAACTTCATTTGCTAATATGGTTTCTGTATATTGCATTATGCCTTCTGATATTGTCATAAGTATATGATAAATGATTGTAAAGTATTTGTCAAGTGGTATTTGTAATTAGCTCTGGGTTTTCGAAAATATTACCTATTACAACACAGCGGCTGCTTATTTCAATACTATCGCCGTTAGGTCTTTCCCCAACAAAACCTTGATAGCCATCAACGGCAATATATTTAACTTCTGCAATCAAGCCATCAAGCAAAATAAAACTAGATTCATAAATCTCAACCCCGTTTTTATCTTTTAGGCCTGTTGACTGACTTTTATACTTACTCTCTTCTCCTAAAAAACCCCTAACATTATCGGGAATTCCATACTCAAACCCAAGAGGGTCACAAATTTCTTCTAATGTCGCATAAAACCACTCTCCGTGTTTAAATGCTCTAAATTTTATTTCTCTCATATATTTATATAATTATCTATAACTTCCAATAACTTCAATATTTTCAGGATTCTCGTAAAAAGTAACCCCGTGATGATCAACCTCTCGTATCATAAAAGTCCCTTTTTCAAAAACTACTTCATATAAAAACTCTGTTCTGTCGCAACTTGAAAATGATGGATTTTTCAATAGTCCACACAAATCGCCCTGATAAATATCTTCTCCCTTAGAATCTAAGAAGCCAGTAAACTGCATAATCTCATAGTTAAAGTCACCTAGATAAAAGTAACGCATCTTCTCACTTTTCTTGTCCCAGTATCGGAATTTGTATCTATCGTTCATGTGTTTAATACCAATTTTTAGCTAAATGGAATTCCCAAGCTTTCTCAGGCGTACCGTATCTATTTTCAATATATTTCTTCATCCACTCATATTGACATAAAGCGGCTTCTGCTGTCGCCTCTATTGGACAGCCCATCTTACTCGCCGGAAGTGCTTGTGGCATTCCGCCTGCCCCGATCTCATTGATGGCGTCTGGTCTATAGCCCGCTTCTTTCTTTAAAATATTATCAAATGCCAGGGCGTTTACCTCATCATACTCACTTTGTATTTTAGGCAATATAAGCTCTCTTATTTGTGCGGCTTCTGTTGTCAAGTACTTCTTAAAAGGCACTATGGCTTTTTTCTTTGGTGTAGGAGTTGTGGTAATTGTTGGAGTGAGGGTTGGGGTTGTTCTGTTGTACATGCTTGGTGGTACAGGCTCAAGTATTTTTGGATTCCTACAGTTTAAATCTGTGGAGATTATAAATACCATTCCGCATAATGCTCCAAGTAAGAGTGCCTTTAAATAGTTGACAACTTCCCCTGGGGTTATTGGCTGGTTAGCCTGTTTATAAGTTTTCATAATTTAAGTATATACCCTTGTGTAGTGGTTGTCAAGTGGTTATTTATAAATCGTAAGGATCTGTGCTTTTTTTATCATACACAGAGACGTAGTTTTCGATTGTCTTTTCAAATTCTGCAAGTTTACTCACTCCAATCCTGAAACCCTCTGTTTTGTAAAAAAGATACGTTTCGTCTGGTAATCTTGGTTTTGGTATATTTTCAAGCCATTGAGGATCTGCCACTCTTTCTTTAATAAAAGCTTTTAATTCATCCACCTTTTCTTTCTTGATAATCAGTTTTAATCCATCGCTCTCGTCCTCTTGAACCATCCTTCCGAGCCCCCAAAAGGTCTGCCCCCTATACCCCTCCTTACAGTCTTTGTAATACTGTTTCCAGGCATTCTGGAGGGTCTCACGCTCTAGTGGCCCCAACTTATAAATATTCATAAGGGACAAATAGTCTTGGTTTTTAGCCTTGTACTCGGCTATATTGACTTTTAGTTTGTCTCTTCTAACTTTTAAATAGAGATATTCAGCGCGACTTATCATAAGGTTTGAGGTTTAATTTTTAATAGTTGAGCTGCGAGCAGTTGTTTGGCATAGCGATAGACCGTGTCTATATACTCGGGCTGAATATCAGGATATTTGCTGATGTAGTAGCCAAAAGCCTTCTCGACCATAACATCATACGTTAGGTCGGGCCGCACATCTTCAACCTTTGAGATAAACGTGCGGATTGCCTTTGAAAATGTGTAAGCTATAAATCTTGGTTTTCTGTCAACAGGGGTTTTGTTGAATTTCGTTTTGAACATTTCAATAATGGCATCCACTCGCAAATCTTTTTGTTTGTGTACAGTATTTATTACTGTATTCTTTAATTCTTTTAATTCTTGTTTGTTGTCGTTTGCTTGTCGTTTGCTTGTCGCCTGACTGTCAGCTGGCTTGTCGTTTGTCTGATAATCAATATATCTATTTACTGTCAGGACAGTGTATCTGTTAGTATTCTGGCTTGTCACTTCGCCTGTCGATTTTAGGTAGTTTAGTCTTGTTCTAATCGACCTAACGCTCACACCAAGCCGAATCGATAGTTTTGAGTACGAAGTTACCATCTGTCCCGCCTTTATAACAATTCCACGCCATTTGCGGTCTTCATGGTTTACAGAAAGAAGAATGTAAATAAAAAGTTTGAAGGTTTCTGAGTCATCGAACCACTCCCAATCTAAAAGCTTTCTATGTATTTTTACCCAACCATTTGTTTCCATAAAAAAACCCAATCTATAACGTTGGCAAGACCTAGTGACAGGCTTCCTTTTTGGCAAGGAGTACTTACCAAACGTTATGATCGGGTGATCATATTCTAACTGTCACTAGATAGTTTTACAACCGCCTTGCCATTCGGTTGGAGCTTGCGCTAAAATGGTAAGTAAGCCGTAGCCCTACTGGGTACTACTTACCTACCACATCAGCACACGTCACTACACATAATATACCTTCCAATTATGTTTGTCAAGTGAAATTTAGAGAGATTTTAGGAGATTACTCTTACCCTTTTGAGAAGGTCTAAAATGAAGTCTAGCAGGCTTTTAGAAGGGGGCCCAGACTTGATACAAATGTCTAGGTTTTTCTTGGCTTCTGCAAGGTCTTTTAAGTTGCTACCCTTTTCCTTCATAGCTTCTTCGTATTTGCCCTCCAGTGAGACAACCTGTGCTCTTAGATTGGTGACCAGCTCGCTCGTCTCATCTGGCTTATTTTTTAAAGCCTCAATCTCTGTTTGATATGATTCGACAGTTTCTGTCAGTTGAGTCTTTAGTCTGCTAACTTGTTCTTCACGGTTTTTAACCTCCTGTTGTGTTACTGCAAGTTGCGCCCCCAACTCCTGTACCTGCCGCTTTGCTGAGTTGTCACTGCTCTTGATACCAGCGATTACTTTTTGGATATCCTCAAACATAACGTCTTTTGGGTCAGATGGGATTGCTAGATACGCACAAACTTTGTCAAACTGAGTACTTTTTTTAACTAAAGTGCCATAAATATCAGGATTTTCCATAGGAGTATCTGAACTATTAATATTACCCTTGAAGCGTAACCAGCCGAGAACGGCTGTATATGTATATTTTTTTATATGTGAGTTACTTCCCGTAGGGTCGTTCTGCTCAAAGCAGTCAAAGGTTTTAGTGTCTCCTGTGCCTGTGGCAACCCCCACATGACCTGCTGGGCCGTATTTGTTGCTCCAAACCACGATATCACCCTTTTGTGGCACTCCCGTTGGAGAGTTTGGAATTAAAGTAAAGTTTTCCTTAGTAATAGCCGTTGGATTCGTATATATTTGATATGCGTTTAGTAAACCTGAAAAAATGTTTTTTTGAAGTCCGAGATATTCGCACCAGTATATGGCTAAATCGAAACATTGATTTCTGTTTGTGCTATCCACACGCTCAACAAACGTGTTGTTATTATCTGCGAGGAACTTATCAAACTTATTCATAATATTGCATGATGTATAAAACAAAAAGGTTGACCACCCACATTTGCCGTTGCGCTTATATCTGACGTTACCGAGGTAGCCGCACAAGTATTATACACCACACGACCTGAACCGCCTGCACCCCCTGGCCAGTTTGCAGACGAAGCAGCACCTCCTGCGCCTTGTAGGGTGACGGTATTCATAGATACCGCGGATATAAGACAACTACCGCCTGCGCCTGCGCCTCCTGACACCGTACCACCATCTGAGTTTGCAGATATAGACGTAGCAGAGCCACCTTTAAAGTTTACCGTTATATTCTTGAGTGTACCGCCACAAATAAGCCAAACACATCCACCGCCTGATGAGCCACCAATTGTTGATGAGTCTTGATCACATCCACCACCACCACCACCAAAAACCATAGTTGAAAGATCACTTGAGCCTGCTGTAGAGCCTCCAACACCAGCCCAACTTGCCACGTCTTTACTATCACCATCGCTTCCCGCCGTTCCGTTACCACCACCACCGCCTGAAGAGGGGATACTTAAGTTTCCAAACACAGATGATCCTGCGGTTCCTCCTCCTCCAGAGCCCTGGGCCGCACGTTGGTCGGCACTTCCTGTGCCTGCTGTTCTTGTCGATCCTGTCGTTCCTTCTCCTTTTCCAGCGGCCAAATTGACGTTATTACCTGACCCGTTACCACCTCTATACCCTCCAACTATGGCTCCAGTATCGGTAGCAGTAGCAGCTCCTGCACAATTTAAAGTGAAACCGGCGCCATCAATATCGCCTTGGGCCATAATAACCATAAACCCTCCGACAGAGCCATTCCAAGCCTTAACCGTAAAGTTGCCAGATAATACTGCGGTTGTATATTGTTTGACTTGAATAATCTGTGCTCCTGTACCATAGGTGACATTAAGAGGAAAAAGAAGTGTCATTGCACCCGTTCCGCTTGTATATCCTGTGAGTTGATTAAGCTGATACTCACCTACGTTAGTGCCTTGTGACTGGTGTATAAGGACAATGTCATTTGTTGCGAAGCTGAGGCCCGTACCAGCAGTGCCGCTTGAGGCTCCAGAAGTACCCGTAAATGTAGAATCGACAGGAGCTTGTGTGCCCGTTAGGGCTCCAGCTCCATCTGCTCCAGAACCAAACCCAGAATAGTTCGCCATAATTAGATTGTTTCGGTAGTTTTAACCTGTACTAAAAGTCTTGTAGGGCTTGCTGATATAGCGGTTATGTCAAGAGAAAGTATTTGATTTGCAGCAAGTGAAGCGCTTGAGAAAGAGCTATCTGTGGCCACAGACGTAGTTGCAGCAATACCACTATCAACATCGGTTGTATCCTTTTGGATTCTGAATGTTGCCGAGGTTCCTGTGGCAATTTGAGAGGTTATAGCCGTGACTGTAGAGGCAGCAGGTACGATATAATGCCCTCCTTGTTCGTCACCTACCACAAGCGATCCTACAACCTCAAACACATATACTCGCTCACGAGTAATGGCATCCGTTCTAAGATCATTATATTGCGTTGCTGTTGCATTTGTTCCCGATGTTACCGCAGATGATGTTGCCATACTTTATTATATAAATATTATCCGATTGTAACTGACCACGAGAGACTCAAAGTATCCGAGCTTGTTTTTGTTCTGTTTATAGCGGCTCTACAAAAGAGTGTGCCTGTACCTGCACTACCAGAGGCATCATCTCCATATAAGCCTGCTTCTCGCAATGTACCATTGCCTTCTGATGGCGTAAAGAATGTTTGGAATGTAGCTACTTTACCACTAGAGCTACGCACAGATACTAATTTACGTGCTATCTCTGCAATAAGTCCCGTATCTCCAAGTGCTGGAGCTTGTGAGCTTGTGCCTAAAGCACAGTAGGTAATAATTCCCTTATTATCTGAGGTGGTTCCACTAATACTTGCTGCTAGAGCATTCTTTCCAGCCGTTACAAACATATTATCGACCAAATCCTGGTCGTATTTTTTTGTTATTACGTTATACATGGTAATTAATATTTTACCTGTAGGTACGACTATTTCATTTATATCCATATTTAACCCCACCAATTAAATAAATCCCAGCGCGCTCTTGTTACGGGTGAACTTTGTAAAGAGTCTGTGCACCAAGTTGAGTAAGGCCCCGCGCTGTCTATAATCAAGCTGTCGGTAATACTATCACTGAGTAAACTATCCACAATAAGGAACAATTCGTCTACCACTTCGTTATCATCTAATTCTATCAGATTTTTGTTTGCCTCTAGCAGTTCTATCAGAAATTTAATAATACCCATTGTCTTAGAGCTCGCTATGGATACTCTATAGAGATAGTTACCAGCACCAAACGCTTGGGCGGTTACTTTCTGAATAATATAATCGTCATTAATTCCATAATCAGATAAATTTATATTCATATACTGCCCACTACTAAAGCCTGTCGTATAGGTAGAAAATGAACCTTCAATAATAGAGTTAGCGTAGTCTGTTAGTTCGGCTGAGGCTCTATCACGGGCCGCTTGAGTGGTTGTGATACTTTTATCAAAAATAGCAAACTCTTTAACTCCATTAGTAGCAATTGATGCTGAATCTTCAACAGCAACGAGAATTGGAATATCGTAGGTATACTCTACCCGTAGGGTATCAGCTGCGGCAAGTATTGTAGCCCCAGAGTCTTGCTCGACGTATTTCTCCTGGAAGTTCAAATAATAATCATATCCACTCGTGTCAATATTTTTTATACCAAGTGTCTTAGTGACTCCATTTACTTTAACGGTCACATCATGGGGCTTGTCAGGCAAAAGAAACACCCGCTTACTACTATCACCCTTTGTTTCGTAAAACACAGCGTCTGAGAGCTCTGTACCACCTCTTACATAGACTCGGTTCTTTATTTGGCTTGCGTCTTTTGAGATATTTAAATTTATATAGTCATCGTTACTCGATGTTATGTTGAATGGCGCCGCATTAGTAGCCATCGGGAAGTAGTGGATATCCTTATCGTAATCTATATACCAATTGCGCCCTGTAAGCTCTGCAATCTTTCTGAAACATTGAGAGGGTTGTAAGTAGTTAAAAGAAATCTGATCTATTGTTGCACCAGACACCACGTTAGTTGTCGTAATACCAAGCCCTGTACAATAGGTATCAAGAATCTCTTGTATTATTGCCGCATCAGTCATGTCTTGAAAAGACCTATGTACCAAGTTACGATCTAAAAGCCTTGTATAGTCTGTACAGGAGTATTGAGCAAGTACGCCACCTGTTGCCTGCTTAGATAAACTATACGAAAGAATATACCCTCCAAATATTTTAGTGCCATTATTCAAGGTTATTGTTATCTCATCATCCGTGACAGGAAGCCCCAAACTACTCAAATCCATCATTGAGAAAGTACAGGAGTTCTGCTGATCATTAATTGTGTCGGTTATCGTAATACTTGCTTGGATAATGTCAGTTGTCCTATCAACACCGTCAATGGTTATGTTGTAGGTAGCAACCGAAGTCGTAAAGCTTTGCCAATCTCCATAGCCAGTTCCGATGTCATTTGTGGCGTAGGCTCTGTAATAGTATAAAGTACCTGGGGTTAGATCTGTTATGTTTCCTGTAAAAGCACCTGCGCCAAATGAACCTGTAACGCTATATGTTCTATCTACAGTAGTAGTTGTGCTATATTCAAAGCCCCGAATGGTCGAATTGCCCCCACCCGTCACCGTTATATTACCATTAAAAGTAACCGTTGTTTGTCCGACACTACTTGCAGCTTGTGTAGTTACTGTTGGTGGTGTTGTGGCTACACCACCTGCTAAAGTCGAAGCAATAAGTATTATCAGCATGATTAAGCAGCGCCCAAGGCAACTCTATAATGATTTAAACATTGACCATCTGAAAGTGGTTTTTGATATATTGCACAGTGAGCTAAGTACCCTATGGTTCTATAAGTAACGCCTGAAAGCTTCAGGTTACCAGAAGACGAACCTATAGTTGATGCGACTGAAGAGGTGGTACTTGCTTTTACACCATTTTGAAATATTGCATATTCAGTACTTGAAATCCATCTCGCCATATAGTGTACCCAAAGATTGATACCTGGAGAAGCAGTGCTGAATGTAGCTGCCCCAGAGCCAGTATAGAATTGTAAATAAGTAGACCCTCCTACATATCCTAACTCAAAATCAGTACCTGAAGGAGCTCCAGCAAATTCTGTGGTTCCTTTACACATAAACTCATGAGGATTCGTATCGAGCATATAGGCCCAACATTCAAGGGTAAAAGATCCCGAAGGATGAATCGCTGTTGAAGTTGGAAAAGTTACATTGTGTCCTGCTGTATTAGCAAAATATGCCGCTGGTGTACCTAGACCAGCTGGACAACCGATATAAGATAATGTTCCGCCATTTAGCGTTCCTACAGCCCCATTTCCTGATATGTCTGCTATGAAAGTTCCAGATGTTTCATTAAGTGGGGCATAGAAAGAAGCGCCGTCCTCAAGAATTAGCTGTTTATACCGACCCCTATTTTGTCGTGCAAGCTTATCATGGAATTGAAGCATATTATTCTCCTAAACATTTTAGTCGTATGGTAAATACTTCAGCGTTACCTGGTACATAGGCATTACGTACCACCAGAGCCCCAAATAAAGAAGTGGTTGTACATTTGTAAGCAATACCAATGTTGGTAGCTTGATAAATACAGTTACTCGAAGCATCTCCATCATTTCTAAGACTGAAGTAAATACAACCTATTGACGTGTTTAAGTTTGCGTCAGATATGCCCCACGCAGTATTGTCATTTGTCATCGTCACCGTGGTGTCAAAAAGCCAGAGCTCAAATACACCTGCTAAAGTAGCCCTAGTGCTTAAGATCATGGTTGCAGACTCTATAACACCTCCTAAGCCACTTGCTCTTGCAATGTTAGCGAATGTAAGCACTGTGGGAGCACTGGTAGAGTTATTGACTGCGTCACCAGAAGCATAGGTTGTGGTATCAGAAGGCCTTGTAAAGCTAGTCTCTGAAGCAATGATCTTACCCCCCGCAACAGGGAGTGGGTTAGCGTTAGACACGTCTCCATCGTTTGTACCATCGGCTCCATGAATAAGTTTAATTCGTTGGTATTTGACGCTTGAGATATCATCCGAGCCGTAAGTATCCCCACCAGACATTGTGTTTAAAGTTGTATTATCGCTTATAGTTGGTTCCTCCTCATAGTTTGATTATATCAATAAATTATATTCTAAAATTAAATTCGTAATTGGTTTTGAACTTTCTTGATTATTTGATCACCCATAATCTCAGCCATTCGTTGAGCTCCATAAGTATCACTTATAAATGCGCCCGCTAGATCAATATTCACCGCAAGCATTTTGGTAGATTGACCGCCGTTAGAGACTGTCATTGCAGCAGTTTCTGGTGTTAGGATTATGTCAGTTCTAAGGCCTTCTAAAGCCCTATTAACCTTGCTAACACCGCTTTCAACAATATCTAGTACAGACGGACTGTGACGCTTTGTAAAGTCAAGAGCGTCCTTTATTTTATTCATGAGGCCTTCTATAGTGCTCCAAGCATCACGGAAAGGCTGAGTGAGTTTATTTACAATGATCCCTCCCCAACCAGAAATGAAAGACACTATACCATTGAATATGCTTTGTAAACCTGACCACGCAATAGCTGTTGCTTGTTTGACTCTTTCCCACGCACCTTTCCAATCTCCAGCTAATATCTCAAGACCAGCTGAAATGATTCCATAAATGATGGCCCACATGACGGTAACGACTCCTTTTATGACATCCCAAGCCGCTATCAATGTGAGTTTGATCATATCCCAATGTGTTCTCCACCAATCTACAAACATAGTTATTAAAGGCATTAACGTATTGTTAAAAAACTCTACTATTGAATTAATAACTACCATCGTTATATCCCTAATACCTAGGAAGTTTGTTTGCCATGCAGTGTAGAGTAACGTTATGGCGGCAACAACAAGAGTTAATGGGTTTAGTAATATTGTTATTGTGCCGATAATAAGAAGCGCTCCAAGTCCTATCGCTAAGCCCTGTAAAAATGTTATTACGAGGCCCTGGTTTTGTGAAATCCATTCGCTCAGCGGCTCAAAAGCTTTCATAATCTGATTAAAGGTGTCTACTACCTTTTTTCCAACATCTGCCAAAGAAGGCCCTATATTCTCAACAAATCCCTTGAGCAAAACAGAAAGGTTTTTTATCTTGTCAAAAATAGAGCCTGCATCAAATCGTGCCGTTGCCTCATTCCATCCAAAGAACGCTAAGACCGCACGAGTAAGCCCATCTTGTATGTTAGACATGACTCCGCCAAACGTCTGAGATTGTTCTTCCATCATCTTAAAAAACTTACCACCTTTTCCAGTCATGTTTTCAAACACACCTTGAATATCCTTGAATCCAATCTCACCAGCATCAGTCATTGAATAAATCTCTTCTGTAGTAACACCAAATTTTTTAGCTAATTCTTCTATAACAGGGATACCTCGGTTCATAAATTGGTTTAGATCCTTTGTATAAGCTCTTCCCTGTGCCCGAAGCGTTCCGTAGAGATAGACCATATCCCCAAGTGGAACTTTAAGACCCGCAGAAACATCACCTAGCATACGAGTGGTATCAATAATTTTTTCCTCTGAAAATCCATAAGCCAAAAGTTGCTTGCCGCCCTCAACGACTTGCGGTAAGGTAAAGGGCGTACTTCTTGCAAATTCAGATATTTCTTTAAGAAGTTTAGCGGCTTTATCGGCGTTCCCTAGCATTGTTCTAAATGCCGTAGCATTCTGCTCCATGTCAGAAGCTGCATCAAGAGCATTCTTTCCAATAACACCCATCGTAGTAGCCACTATAGCAGTAAAAACAGCAGCTTGTTTACCAAGATCAACAATTCCAGAGCCGACTTTAGATAAGCTGTCTTTTAGTCTATCAGTAGAGTTTTTGGCTCCGTCAATAGCTTTCTTAAAACCTGATATGTCAGCATCAATTTTAGCGGTTATACTACCAAGATCGAAGGCCATTAGTTTTTTCTTCCTTTCATATACTATGATTTTATCATCATTCGAGGGTTTTGTTTCATCACATCCTTTAAGCGTTCCATCCCGAGGGCATCAAACTTAGCTTCTTGTTTTGTTTTTTTATTCTGCATCAAATCTAAACTTTTCCAAAGTTGCTTAGGATCTTTAACATGAGGATTTTGCACTATAGCGAGTTGCATCTTATTCTCTAGTAGTTTTCTGTCATTCATTTTCTCAAGAAGTGGTTGGAGATCATCGGGGTAGACTGTTTCTAGTATTTCATTAAATCCCCATCCGTACTCACTCGCTAACATGTCTACGGCCCACCAGAGCCAATCGTCATTATTTACTGAGCTTTGGGGGCCATCGCTTTTTTTACGTTATCATAAACACCTTTAAAGTTGTTTACTTCAACTATGGCAAGTACTACGTTTGTAACCTCATCAAGCCCCATTTGTTCGATCTCTTCCGCTTTAAGCGGGGTGGCTACCGTAAGTATTGCAATAACGTCTGGAAGAGCCACACTAATAAGGAAAGGTAATTGCTCAAGTATCTTGTCGTTACTTAATCCTTGGATAGATTCTAAGTGTTTAGGGAGTTCTTTTATTTTTGTAAGAAGCTCGGCATATTTTCCGAGGGGAAGTTTTGAAATCTCAACCGTTTTATCGTCGAGTTTGACAGAAATTGTTTTTTTCATATCCTTATTATACAACGGGCAACTTTGTACCACAATGTGTTGTATAAAAGAAGGGTTTAGAGCCTTACTGGGTGCTGTCTCCTATCAAACCCAAATAGTTACCAGCCGACTTTGTTTCGTCGAGCAATGCTTCAAAAGTTACTTCGATAATTTTTTCTTCATCATTTTTATGATTAAGAACTATCGAACTTGAGACGTATGCTTTGTGGAAAACAATATCGTGCCGCCTTGTACCCTCGATTTGAGGGTGTAGAACGAGCTGATAGGCTACCGCCTTAGCTTTGACCCCTGCCGTTGTACCAAGCGTTATACGTGCATTCGCTGCTCCAGCAAAAGTTGCTTGAGGCATAGAGTTACGTAAGTTCGCTATAGTATATTCAGCAAGAGGCACTTTAGCAGTGAGCTTTTCACCAATCAGGTACTTTTCAACTACCGTCTCGCCATATTTATCAACAGCTACGTCGTGATAAACAGGTTCATACGATACTTCAACACCACCTTGCGTGTGTCCTAAGTCTATACTGTTAAAAGTAACCGTGCAAACTCCGACCTGTACGTTTGTAATATCTGCCATTTTTTATTCTTCACCCCCTTTAGTTGTAACTAATTGAAAATCATCTTCAATCTTCTTAGTATTTTCTTTTGTTTTTAAATATTTAAACGTCCACTCATTTACAAAGCCACACCCAGGACACTGATAGAGGGCATACCCTGCCGATATGTTGTGATAGATAACAAAGTTTTGACATTTTGCACACCGTAACTCTTTATATTGTTTGTCGTTATATTTGATCATCTTATTTTGCACCTAAAATTTATAGAGAACTCATCAAGCCCACGTTCGTTGCGTCCAATGTGCCCACCTTCTTGCATTGCAAAGATATAGTAGAAGAATGTACCCCCGTTAATTAACGTAACCCCTTCTTTTCTATGCAATGCTGTCCGCACTGCATCAAGTTTGGTTTTACCTGTTTCATAGTCGCTAGCACGCACAATAACTTGGAACGTAGGCACTTTAGTAGGAAGGTCAATATCGGGCTCCATGCCCCCCGTATCATAGACACAAAGACAGTTGTCTGCATTGTCTGGCATATACGAATAAAATATACTCGTAGCTAGTTGGCCTAGTCCTTGATTCACAAGATGGAGTGCTATTTGTTCTATGAGTAACATATTTGTATGTATTAAGTATGTATGGTTTTCTGTATTGACTCAGCCATATAATTTCTAAGAACCGAAAGATTTTGTTTAATAGGATCTTCCAAATATTTACCTTTGCGGCCCTTTTGATACTGTCTAATCACATGGCTACCATCAGCTCTACGCCCTTCGTGCTGATAGGTTGCATAGGTCTTGTTGTATCCTACTTCAGCTCGACCATCACTTAAAGGCTCCACTTTTCCACTCGTAGCCAGAAGACCTTTATTATGGGGAACTTCGGGATTGCTCAGTCTCAAAACCTCTTCGCCCACGTCCATTGTGGCTTTGCGCCGGGCTAATTTAATTTTAACTTGCAAGCTTCTCACCTTATTATCAAAATCCTTTGTATCAAATGTAACAGACATATTATGTTTCTTTCCATTTAATAAGTTCGAGTTTAATGTGATGTACTGCCCCCAAGTCAACAGCCTCATACTTATTAAACACCTTAAATTTATTGCCGCTATAGTCAACCCTATCATCTGTGGCTATAGTAGTATCCGAAGGCACGTATGCCACTATGTCTATCACTTGTAAGTTGCCATTTGGTAACAATGTACGCTTTGTTGTTTGTTGAACTCTTGCAGATACGCTTGTCCCAGAGCCAACAACCTCTCGCCCCATCTCGTTGTAGGAAGTTTTATTGTATACCGTCAAAGTTTGGTTTAGGAGACCGAGAAAAGACATATTTAAAAGACTATTTGCCCCGTTCGGTTCACATAGCCTTTTAAGAGTGTGCGAGCCTTGGGAGCAATTAATTTAATAATGCCTGTTTTACCAACGCCACTTGCGCTGTTCTCATACGAATAATCCCCTATACTTTCGCTCACTTTGTCACTTTGATCGGTCTTAAAAAAGTTATCACCCATAGCGATAATATACTCAACTTGTGCGGCTGTGGCGCGTTTAACTGCTTCGGGTATTTGTTTGTAATACTGTGTCGGAACCCCTGTAGAGTAAGTAATAACGTCCGACGAACGAGGAAACTTGCCGAGTTGATTGATTCTATAAAAAGACGTCGCTCCTGGTGTTACTGTCCACGTTGCTACCGTTAAAACACCAGCCTTAGTGCTTGCGGTGACTGTTCTTCGTTGACCCACATCTGTACCTCCAACAATTTCAATTTCTGTCCACTTAAAAAAATCTATATCATAGTTATTCTGTTGACTAGATTCAAGAGTGATGCTTGTTGTAGTTGAGGACGCTGCAAGCCCATAAATGTCATAGGCAAGAAACTTATCTTGTGGCCCCACGTAAGCATCAATAATCTCTTCAGCCTGGCTAATTCTATCGTCGGCTTCTGTCGTATCGGTAATAGTAATATCAGCATATTGCGCTAATTCTGTCTGACTTAGATAGCAACGTCTTGAGGTTGGCAAAGTTGAAAGTACTCCCATATTTCTATTATACAAGTATTAATAAATTAGAAATCCTCTGTTTCCCATGTGCCGCTTGCACCATCGTACCAAGCGCTAGAGGCGTTTGTTTTAAAACTTTGTGGATTATCGGTATACCATCCTGAACTAGCCGAGGTCTCAAATGGGGTAGGGTTATCCTCATACCAATCTTGCCTCTGTATTCTCGCCACACCGGTTATATTCTGATTTACGTAAGGTGAGTAAATATTTGCCACACCTGTAATCGTTTGGGTCGTGGTAGTGTTTGTAGTTATTTTAGCGACACCCGTTGTGGTCTGCGAGACATTTTTCTGTATACGCGCAAGCCCCGTAGTGGTTTGTGACACAGACTTTTGAATCCTAGCAACGCCCGAAGTTGTTTGAGTTGCTCCAGCTGTAATTACTGCTACACCCGTCGTTGTTTGACTTGCCGACTTTTGAATTCTTGCTACGCCTGCTATAGTTTGTAAAACGGCTTTTTGTATTCTCGCCACACCGGTTATCGTTGAGGTGACAGATTTCTGAATACGGCCCGTACCAGTTATGGTTTGAGTCGTTGATTTCTCTATCCGCGCTGTGCCGGTACTAGTTTGCGTTGCACTGTTTTGAATTCTTGTAACACCATTGGTTGTTTTTGTGGTGTTTGCGGTTATCTTCGCCACACCTGCTATAGTTTGACTGACATTTTGCTCAATACGTGCAACACCTGTAATTGTTCGAGTGACATTTTTTTGTATACGAGCCTTGCCTGTAAATAAACCGTAAAAAGCATCCTCAACAGTTACTTGTATTCTAGCGACGCCTGTAATTGTCTGGCTTACAGACTTTTGGATCCTAGATAAACCTGTAATTGTCTGGCTGACTGACTTCTCTATGCGCCCTGTTCCTGTAATTGTCTGAGATACTGATTTTTGTATTCTACTAACACCTGTTAAAGTTTTTGTAGTTATGGTATCTCCAGATGTAACAGGTTTTATAGAGGCAAGACTGACAGTCCACGCTTCACTTGCCCCGTTTCCCGACCATTGCATCGTAGTAGAGGCTCCCGTTAGAATAGTTCCCTTTTCGTCTGAAATACCAGAGCCCTGACCGCCTGAATTCTTGCCTCTTAAGGCTTGATTGTCTCCACTTACAAGTAGTGATGTGGTTGCAGCTGTAGAATGGCCAATTACTCTTGTATTATTGGCTACCGTGGTTACAGAAGCAGAGGGAGTAGCGCCTGTACCTGTGGCGCCGTTATTAGCATCAATAGGACTTGTTTGGTCTACGTTCCAATAGGAGGTAGCAACAGCAAATGTAGTATTAGCAAAAAAGGATAAGTTAACAGATATCGTTTGACTTCCCGAAGTTGGAGCAATTAAATACCATATTTCACTCCTTATGCTTCCGTTTGTGTCAGCTCTTAGAAAGGTGAGCCCTGTACCACCAGCGGTAATTGAAGTAACTGTTTGACTCAACATTACCGACACAGTGACGACAAGAAGACGGTTTGAATTAGTACCTACAACGTGTGTCCAAGTAACAGGCGTAGTAACAGATATATAACCAGAGTTACTAGTCCTATCAAAATACACTGGCCCTAGATCGGGTCTTTTAAATTTAGGAGGAAACGGTTGCCTTCGGCCTAAACGAGCCATTGGATTGGTTTAATATCATTGTATTGATTAGGTTAGTAACTAGTAGACCCTTTAATTGCGTTCTGAAAACTGTATATTTTATTGACAAGAGGTAGAGCTGTCCCATACACAGCAAAATTATTATAGAGTTGACCGTTATTGTTTGAGAAACCCCGACAAGCTGGTCTTCCTGCTGCCGTAATAGATGAGTCAGTCACTGATATTCTTTCTACACCGTTAAAATAGCCTTTTATAGCGGAACCCACCATTGTTAATTTAACAGTATAATCTGTCGCTTCATCAATGGCGACGCTGTATCCGCCTAAGTAGGTATATGAGCCACTCACTTTTTTATACATATCAAAACTGTTTCCTGTAGCTGAAGCCTCGACCATGTAGTAGTTATTGATATCTTGTACCCTTCCCGCTACGCCAGTACCGCCACCGCCACCACCATTAAATTGGACAACAGCCTCTACTTCATAATCAGCAGCTGGTGTGCATCCTAAAGCTCTAATCCACGTACAAACATCGTCTGCGGCATTGTGAGTAATAAGCTTAAGCTTATTTGATACTATCTCAAAAGAGCCACTCAACTCGTTCCAGTCTCCTCCTACGTTGGTGCTATCAGCCCGATCAAAGGTGTCTGAGGCTAGAAGTGCCATTTAGATTTCTAATACCATATAACAAATACAGTTTACAGCAGATCCCGCTTTTACCCGTATCCTTACCGCATTGCCAATAATACATTTAGGCTCTGCACCAAGTGGGAATTGTTTAACATATTGAGCTGTAGGAGCTACAAATTGTGTGTCAAACAGCTTAGTTGCGGTTATTGATCCCTCGGAGGTGCAGGTGTAGCCAGTTCCCGTAGTACTGAGTGTAAGGCCTGCTACAGACGCCACAGCGCCCTCTGCGCCATCCATTTTCATAATATCAGCATCAGCAGATGCGGTAACTGTACCAAATACAGTTCCTGTATCCAAAAGCTCAACTTCGATAGGGGTTGCAGCAGCAGAGCCGTCAAAAGAGATTCCCCATTCGCGGATTTTAACCACGTTAAAGGGCTTAATCTGTAGCATTGTTTTTATAGATGTGCCCGTCGTCACTGCTGCAAAAGAAGCAGTTGTTGGCATAGGCCCATTATTTATTATGTATAGTGCCATATTATTTTTGTTCTTTATTAATATCTATAATTCTTTGCTCTAGTTCTTCCTCTGTCGTATTTGGAGAAAATCGATACTCTTCATCGCCAACTTTTGCTACTATGGTTATGTGATCTATATTACCTTGTTCTGTTGGTGTTTTATCACTCTCTAGAGTAACGTCCCAAGTAATAACTTTTTTTTCTTTAGAAGACCAGATCTCCTTCGTTTCAGGTTCTACTTGCGCCATTAAAGCTTCTTTTAAGCTTAAAACGACCTTTTCTTGATCTACGTCGTCTTTAACTTCTTCCATTTTAGTCTAAACCTATCTCAAATTTGTAATTTTTATCTCTAATTGTTGTTTGCCAACCTATAAAATATCGTATTGTTGGCGTAAGCACCTTGTCCTCGTCGATTCCTAATTGCATATGCTGTTGTACCTGCCGGTAGTAAATAAGCCTTAATTCCGCCTTTTCAGGAGGTCTTTTAGTGTAAATCTTGTTACCATCTACCTCCAAGTTTCCCGTTTCTAGGTCAATCGTGAATATATGCCCTTTTCCTACTAAACTAAACCTTCGTATCTTCGCATCCTTAATATCATAATAAGCTGATCTGCCTGGTGTTGTTACCGATATGTCATCTGGTGTCTGCTTGTATATCGTGCCATTAAATAGCTCAGCTATAAATATAAAATCCAACATTGTATTGTTTCAGCTCAATTTTCGGAATATTGCAACGTAATCGTGACTGTTGCCGTATCACCCGCTGCGGCAGAAGCCGACGTCTGCAACTGAGTTGTTAAATAGTTAGTATATGTTGTTGCATTTGTGCTTGAAGAGGCTTTTCCTGTGGCTTCTGGCCCTGTACCTCCAAAAAACACCGCTACACCAGATCCAATAGCCACCGCAGTGGTCATGTCGGTAGTCAAATTAGCATTTGCAGTTGTAGAGGGTGTTGTATAAAGTAGTCTATCACCGTCACCTGTACAGGCTGGAGGCCCTTTTAGTGTAAGTCCTGACCCAAAAGCGGTTGCTGTATGAGCAAATAACCCCGTAAGTATCATGTTGAATGTACCTGTAAACTTTCCAAAGTTCCATATTTCATAAGAGTTGTTACCCGCCGTAATAGGAGCGGCAGAGTATGCAGTAGCATAAGTGTCGGTGTTCTTCCAGTTAGTATCAGTTACACCCGTAGAACGAGTAGTGCCTTTAGTAGGAGATCCCGTCTGGGTTCCTGTATCACGGTTCCAATCAAAGGTTGCTGCCATATATTGATTATATATCAATAATCATTTCAAATTGTCAAGAAATACTTTCAAATCTTCGGCTTCCCTATCAAAATCCACTAGTTGTTTAAATCTATCATAAGCACCCTTGCACAACGCCTCATATCTTTTAACGTCTGCAAAGTGCTCTATCTTATTCACTATCTCATCATTTGAAAGGTTATCTATTGCAATACAAGTAACGCCATCTTCCATAAGCTCCCCTGCCATTTTACCAAGGTAGTATTGCATCTTCACAATGGGTGGTCTTCCGACAGCAAACGCATTATGTATCACATGTCCGTACCCATCGCCACCCGCTTTCGTATGCCAGATAAACTTTGACTCTTTCATTTTGTTTGCTACTTTTTTTGCAGGGCCTATACTGCCGTCACGACACTGACCACCAAAACTTTTAAAACTCCAGCCATACATCATATGTTCGATAGTCTCAAACAATCGCCAATCTTCCTTGAAATGGTCTTGCCCATTAAAGACGTTAACAAAGGAATAGATGTTTTTTTTAGGAGATACTCTAGTATCATCCCACGTCCTTAAGAGATCAGGTTTGCTTGGTTCGTTTGGTTGGAAGTAATTAGTATTAAACTCTTGATGGTACTCAATATAGTTTATGTCTTGTGGTATGCCAGATATTTTTGCACTAGCCATTATGTTTGGTGCAAGTATAGAGGTGTCCCATGAGTTACCAATCTGGTAAATAAGTTTAGGTTTGTTTGGGTGAAGTTCACAGAGTTTTTTAAAAGGTTCCACATGCACAGGCATAGAGGCAATTACAATATCAAAGGGTGTTCGTAAGAAAACATCCAGAGTAATTGCTTTGTTTGTTTCGCCACTGTCAATATCGTAGCAATGATAAACACCTTCTTGTGGATTCTTTACTACTTCGTTTAATTTCGCACTCCCATCAGGCGTTGCACTTCCTATCCCAAGATATTGCGCTTGTGTTTCGGGATGGTCGTACACCTTCCAGAAACCCTGTTGCGCCCACTCTATACCAATAGGTCTATATATCTTCCCCCCCAATCTTTTCTCAAAAAGAAGTATGAGAGAATTAAGAAGCGATGCGTGGTGGAAGTCGACCAATACGTTTAGTTTTTTGTCTTGCATCTTACACAGTAGAACTTGCCATTTATATGAGGTTCAATATTACCCCCACAGTTTGTACATTGGTTAAAGATAAGCCAGAATAGTTTTTTAAGCAGTCTCATTTATATAAATAATTGTTAAACGCATATTTT